TATATTGTATGTTCCATCTCCTCTCTCTTGCCAAACATGAATTGCAGTTCCAACTGCATCACCCATCCAGTCATACTTAAGAAGAGTATCTAATGTAGATTCAAGAGCAGAGAATTGTAATACACCCTGACCAAAATAAGTATCAGGAGCATAGTCGAAGATGTTTAGAACTTGTCCAACATCTCTACCATAGAGATATCTGATATCAACTTTCATCTCCTTTTTAATAGGAACATTGAAGTTGATATTTGGACCAGCAACTGTGTAAGAATATCCTTTTCTTTGTAGAACTCCATCTAAGAAGACATACATGCTATCTTCCGATTCGATGTTTTGTACAGTAGAGTCCTCTACATCTAAGATCAAGAAAGGACCACTACGTACACCATCAACTAGATTATAATCAATGGTAAGTCGTTTGTAATTACCAACACCAATACCAACAACTTTTTCTACAGCAGTTGCTTCACCAATAGTTTTGGCACCAAAATCTTGATCCCAAATAGGAGCTACATCAAACTTAATTTTGTTTGGAATTACAGTTCTATCAATAAAGTAAGAATCTTCTAGTGGATAACCTTCGGTATACTTAGGTCTTTGTAATACAGCGTTAAGTGTAAGGAATAGATTTTCATCTGTATCGGTAACAACATCAGTATTGTCATCCCAATACAATTCAAACTCCTTAGTTTCACCGTCAATGTAATCTGGAAGAGATCTTGTTACAGATTCCTCTTTAATTACATCACTTAAATTGTCATGCAGTGAATCCATTGCAGAAATCACTGTAGTACATTCTTCTACAGGGAGGAGAGGATCACCAAGGATATTGTAGTTAGAATAAGATACATCGTTTGTCCAGTTACCAGATTTGTTAGGATTCTGTTTTGTTTTCTCGACAAGACCTCTACCTTCTGTTAGAATAGTATTAATAATACTGTGATAGGTATTCAAGGTGCTTTCTACTTCTGCACATACAGGTGTAATAGAATCAACCAATGCATCAGGATCTGTAGCAGGCAACTGATTTCTCATTGCTTGAATCATAAGATCCTTAGCATAATTAAATGTAGCAATTGTCTCTGTTAACTGACCAGTGATGTAGTATAATTCTTCACCGTATGGATACTCTTTCTTCTGGTAATATAGTTGTGCTGCATCTACAATCTTTTCATTACCACCAAACTTAAGATGGTAAACATAAGCATCTAGGATGAGACCAATATCTCTGCCACACTTAGTGGAAATAGAACCCCAGTTCAATGAAGGATATGCTGTTTGTGCCCAGTTTAGAGATTCTGATATAATGTATGCTCTATTGAGTGCAATCAGTTGTCCTGCCTTGTAGAACATACCAATGCTTTGACCACTCCATGAGAACGATGCCTGTGTAGTACCAGAGAATGATACAGGAACACTAACAGTTACGCCAGGTGGAACGCTAAATGTGTTTCCAGGATCGACGGCACCAGTGCTTGTAGGGAGAGCACCAGCAGATGCTGTGCCACTTAATGAAGTGGTCCCACTAGGAGCACCACCGCCTCCACCAGAGTTTGCTAGTGCTGAGTTGTTCAGTGTGATTTGAGTATCACTATCAATAGATACAATCTTTGTTCCTACAGGGAATGCTCTACCAGAACTTACAAATAAACCAACAGCAAGATTCTTAGTGCTACTAACTGTCATTGTAGTAGAACCTTGGACATAACTGATGTTAACATCAATCCAATCCCAGTTTCTGATAGCAAGTTTTGCTAATCTAGAAACATATTCAAAGATAGCAATAGAGTTAGTTTTATTATTCTGAATATACTGATAAGTATCACTACTATTGAAAATTTCAGCATAATCAATAGTTTTAATATTTCCACCAAATCTTAGGTCATGCTGATATGCATCTAAGATTGCTCTAATATCTCTTTCGTAATCATCTTGCTTGGTTGCCCAATCTAATGTAGGATATGTTGCTTTACCAAAACCAACTGCTTCGTTGATAATGAAATCTACATTTCTTTCGATTTGATTTGCAGCATCAATCCAAGTACCACTACGTTGGAAAATATTTCTAATTTTCTTGAGGTACTTTGTATTGTATTGATTATCCTTAAACTCAAAGATCTTACCATAGAAAGTAACACCCTTGTATGCAGAACCAAATTTAGTTCCTGGTCCTAAAGGTGGAGCAGAGAAAACAATTTGATCATTAGAAACAGTGAAAGCAACTCCTGGTTCTTGGATAACACCATCAAGAGTTACAATCATTCCTTTTGTAGATGCTGGGAAGAAAGGAACTCCTAAATTATTCAGAATTTGGAATGATGTAGTTCCCTGTAATCTACCATCTGTATCATAGTAACCATCAAAAGGTGCAGCAAGTGTAAACTCAAATGCACGGTTCTCATTGAACAAGAACTCACTAGGAGCAGCAGTACCAAATCCTTTACGGATTCTTTGGTTTTCTACTTTCTGTATAATCTGTGTAACAGTTCTTCTTGTATTCTCAACTGTGATCTTATTCTTATTAGGATCCCATAATTGAATAACACTAAAGTGTGATGCCTTTGGAGTTTCAACTGGCATCTCTGAACTTGCAGTAGATTCAACATCTACTTGTCCAAATAGTTTAAATCCTGCAGGGTGAGTGGTGGACTTAATAAGATCACGCCACTGTTCAATAGATGTTGCAGATTTAATTACATAAGAATAATCTTGATAGAAGAAACTATCCTGAAGTTTCTGATTGGATACACCCAATCTGCCTCTATCTGACTTATAGTATCCTAAGTTATCATAAAAACTATTAATGTCTTCTTTGAAGGTAGAAACAAATACTTTACTGACAATAGCATCTACAGGGAATCTCAAAGATTCGATTGCAATATTTTCACGAAGAATTCCTGATGTATTTGCAATCTTAAGTAAATTAGATCCTAATCTCCACTCAGTAACAACTCCTCGGAATACTTCTACACCATTAAGTTTCTGAAGTACAGTTTCACCAATGCTGAATTTACCATTGATGTTTTTAACAGCAATAATGTAGTTTGAATTGAAAGTAGAAGATACAGTTTTATCTAAGTGGAAAGCACCACCGTTAGTTGTGATGTTAACACTCTTAGGAACACCAATAGATGTACTTTCTGCATAAGCTTCTACATCACCTTCGATGATTACAATATCAGGTTTGAATGTATAACCTTTACCTGCATTATCTACAGTGATAGAAGCAATCTCTCCATTTCTACAAATGATATTGAAGGAAGCATCAACACCATCACCATTAGTGATTACAATTTTTGGATTTACGTAGTTTGATCCTTTGTTTGTGATATTAACACCAACAATAGTATTAGTTTTAATATCAAATTCTATATCAGCTGTTGCTCTATAAGATTCAGTTGGATCTACACCAATAATAACAGGAACTTTCTTATAGTTAAGTCCTAGGTTTATAATTTGCGTGGTATCAATCTTACCGATAGCGAACTGACCAGTAGTAGTATAAGAAATGGATCCAGAACCATCCCACAGAGGAGGACTGGTAACGTCATAAACAAAACGATTCGGGGTAACATAGATTAAATTCTTAGTTCCTTGTAGTGGGTCTGTTATAATCTTGAAGAAAGCACCACCAGAACTTACTACATTCTTTCTATCGAAATAATAGAAGTTAGTGAAATCAGTTCCTACCTTTGTTTGATAGTTGTTAGATGCGTCTCTATAACCAAAACCAAACTTGACATCAGTAAATGAACCTGCGTTGCCAGGTAGAATTGTGGTTTCTAGTTTCTCTACAGTAATAATGTTATAGTTGTTACTTGGACTAATATCAAAGTAAGTGCCAGTTAAACTAGAATGTGAAGTGTCAAACTTATACTTGTAGAATTCCTGTATGTTTAAATTAGGATTAGATACAAATGTACTATTATCTTCAGAGAATTCAAAATTGTATACAACGTCCTCTGCAGAACTAACAGAAACTAATCTCTTTGGATTACTGCTATCAAAGAAACTAGAACTCAATACTACTTTATTTGCTGTAGATGTAAGAGCAGAGTAATCATATACGATTTTAATTTTGTGTGTTACAGGATCGTATGATTGGATGTAACCAGAATTAGAACCATCGAAAATTTGGAAGTTATCAACAAAATTAAATCTTGGTTTGTATAGTTCTACTTCCTGACCATCAAAGTGATCTACATCCTCAGTATCTTCTTGTCCTCTGGATACAAATAGATCACTTCCAGTGATACTTTGAATTTGTAAGATCTCATTACCAATTTTAATAAGATCGTTATCAGAGAAACCATCAGTGTTGTCAACAGTAACTCTAGTGCTACCAGCAGCAATACCAACGTGTCCAACATATAGAGCAAATCTTGAAGTAGATTGTGATGCACCAGATCTTACTAGATCTTCATCTGCAACTCCAAGATAATCTCCTCTTGCATATCCAGAACCAGCATCCTGAATTTGCATGTCAGATACAATACCCTCAGCAGATACAGTAAAGGTAGCAGTAGCACCAGTTCCTGATCCACCAGTAAGAGGAACACTAGTATAAGTATCAGGGGTGTAATCTGCTCCACCATTAAGGATCTCAAAACGACCAATACCAGTAAAGTTGATACTTGTCTTTCTACTAGGTGGAATTAAAGTAGCTTCCTGATATAATCTCTTTCTTAGATAATAAGTTTTAGTTTTAGTAGCATCATCAGGATTAATATCGATGTCTACTTTATCACCAATACCTAATCCATGTGGTTCTGCTGTTTCAATCAGTGCAACACTTTGATTGACTTCAAATGGGTTGAGTCCATCACTAAGTGAAGTGAGTCGAACTAACTTAGTACCTGAAGTATTGAATAAGTCATCTGACTGTAGGAAGTAATCATCATCAATAATCCATGTACCAGTTAGAACTTTAATTTCTACTGTATTCTGTGATGATGTTCCTTCTAATACTTCTCCAGTAGCAATAGGTGCATTGACTCCATCAGTCAAACTTAATGTTGCACCCTTGGTGTAAGAACTTCTCTGATCAAGTAACATGATGAATGTCTTGATGGTTGCAGAGAACGTTCCTGTCTCATCAAACACACCATTGACATTTCTTAGTACAATTGTATTATCATTCTTTACTGTACCAACGATAGAACCAGAAGCACCAGATGATGGTTGATTCAGTGTATCGTCAGCAAACAGATATGCATTTTGAATAGTTGTTAGTTTTACAACTTTATCTTCTCTTGATTCTAGGTAATTTACATTCTTACCTTTAACAGATTTGATGATAGATTCAACTTCGGAACCTTCTGTTCCTCTATTATCAAAGTAAACCTGTGAGTTGATACTAAAGTTGGCAGAAGAATCTACTACGGTAACTTGTTCTACGTTACCTTGCTTTACTTCTGCAATCTGAGCAATGACGCCTTCGCCATTTCTCTGCATACCTGGTTCATAGAATTTCTTAGAATTCTTAGGAACATCATTTTGACTGATATTAGAATTGTAGTTACTATCAACTGGTAGAGAATAGAAATTCTCTCCTAGAAGGTATGGGTATTGCGGTACTTGATTGCTATCAATAGTAATGAAATAAGCATAAGTTCCTTTCGGAAAGTCGGGGGTAATGCAAAATCTTCCATTGTTTTCGTCTAAGGTGCCACTCCTGTGGGTATAGGTGTAGTCATTAACAAAAGACCCCAAGGGATACTTTGTTAATGATGGTCCTTCCTTACGTGTACCTTTCAATGCATAACTAGATGTCATCCTAACAATAGAGGATGTTGAATCTAGAGGGTCCTGATGACCAAATGGACCATAGATTGGGTTACCGTCATAAGCGAATCCAATAATTGGAGAGTGATTTTTTGTAGCGGGTTCAGTTCCCGAACTACTGATGTTGTCATTGAGAGCAACACGTAAAGCTTTAGGGTTAGCAGCATATCCATAACCGTACTCTAGTACATTATTATAATTTGGGAAGATGTAACCGTATTCGGTATCCAACTCATTTTCAATTTTATTAAATCTATTGAAGTTCCATTCCTTAAGAAGTGGGATACCAGTTGCACTATTACCAACTGGAATAACATCAACAACAACGGTATCTTGATTGTAGAAGTTACCTTCTCCAATTTTATCAAAACCAGTGATCTTTCCATCAGTATCAACAATGGATTGATATTCTGCAAATCTACCACGTCCTGCATTATCTCTAATTCTGATTAGTGGAGGTGCAGAGTAAAATTCACCAGGATTATCGATAACCAAACTGGTGACTTTACCACCAGTAACAATAGCACGAACAGATGCGTTACGTCCAGAGGTGATAGTGATATCAGGGGTTCTTGGGAACACATCATTAGTATCAACAATGATACGTTCTACAACTTGACCAGTAAGAATTGCTCTAGCTTTGTATGGAACTTGATCAACCAATACAAATGGAGGTTTTGAATATCCTGTTCCTCTGCTGTCAATCTTAATTTCTTCTAATTTACCAAACCTAATACTTTCTGGATCTTTGTATCCATAGAAAGGAACACCATTCAAAGCAATACCAACATCACGCTTAGGTGTTTTGTACTTCTCTGTAGTTCTGGTTGCTCTCTTTCTGATGATACGAAGGAACTTCTGATCTAACAATTCTTCGTTTACAGTCGAACCATCTAAAATCTTATGTGATGGATAACTAGAACTTGTGATATAATAATACTGATCATCTGCTAGAATAGCAGAAACGTTTGTAGATACTTCACTAAGGGAAGTTTCCACTGCAGGTAGCGTAGGGATGTCTACACTGGCACCAGTGTTCAACAACCATCTTGTGGTATTTGTACCAGTTTGTACAATCTTAGAGTCAGATGTCTCAAATCCTGGATTAGAAACTTGAATCTTGTCTCCAATAGCAGAATATGGTTGTGCATCAGATGGTAGTAGGTTGTATACAATACCAAATGTTAAGAGAGTAACACCAGTTCCCTTTAAAACTACTGGTTTATATACAGGAGTGTCAGTAGTATGAGGTACTGCACTTGCAGCGTCTCTCTTTTTGATGATAAACTGATCAACTGTCTTATCATCAAACTCAATTGTCTCATCACCAATTAAAACTGATCCTGCAAGATCCCAACCAATAGTTGAGAACACATTAATTCTATTCCCCGAGATCGCTGTCCCTGACAGGGGTTTGCGGAGCTTAGTTTTTGTAGATACACCAAATGTACCATTAACAGTTTCAGGTGCTAATACAATATTGAAAATTTGCTCACTGTCTGCTGTACCATCAGCAAATACATTGTCAACAACAGCATCAGCATAACCATACTCTTCTGTTGCTTCCTGTACAATCTTTGTACCAATCAAATCCTTAGGATTACCAGTAACAACCTTACACTTAAGTGCATAGATGTTAATCCAATCACTAGTAGATGATTTGTATGTGAAATCTTTTGGATTATATGTCTCAGGAACATCTCTAGTTGTATTAGAGATGATAGAATTGAAAACAAACCTGATAGATGCGCTTGTTCCCTTGGTTTTGTAGAACTGTCTGATGTTCTTAATCAGGGTTCTCTTGTCTACATCACCTTTTAAATACTTTTGTGGGAAAGATGCAAGATACTGTGACTCAAAACTCTTGATAAGAGCATAGAGAAATAAGTTACTTACATTGTGTACTACAGCACCAGAGTTGTGTGGTGCAGAATCAGTAGTAACAAATGTAGATTCCTCATACAAGTCACCTAGAGTTGTGTTACCACTAACACCTCTAGAACAATCACTTAGGGTAGTGTCAGTTCTTGTAGAGTAAAAAATGATTTCGTCGTCGATTCTAATGTAACCATTCTTCTCAGGAAATGAAGATGCATCCTGAAGAACGATGGTATCGTCGGAATCGGTAATAGTAGCATCTAGAATAGTATTCTCTTTAAGCAAGTTTTGCTCATAGAGATTGATGTCATTGTACTCTAGAAGATTATTGGCAATATCTAATGGTTGCCCAGAACTTTCCTGCGCCTCATAATACTTCTCTACAAATTTAGAGAAGAGAGGATATTCATCTACAATAAAGCTCGGAAGTTGCGACTCAATAAGAGTAGAAATTTTCTTGGTTCTGATAGCCATCTAAGTTACTCTTTGTATGCAATAAAGGATGAATTTGCTACATCAACATCAAGATACACCTCGCGAGATGCTTTAATGTCGTTTGATGCTGGTTTTACTCTAACTGAAATACGATTGTCAAAGAATGATCCCTTAATAATAGTCAGATTATGCATAATGGTCTCACCTTTTACATAATCAATCATGCCAACTTCCTTGTCAAGGACAACTTTTTCACCAGTTAAAGCATCTAGTCTATATAGGACAATTTTGCCATCATTATCTTCCAAATAGACATCAAAATTAGGGTATTCAGTAACTCTAAATGCGGTACTCGATAATACAGGATTGTCGCAATCCTTCTCGAATTCATTCTGGAAACAGATCTCGTAATACGTAGTAGAATTCAACTGTGGATAGAAATCCTTTCTCATCGTCACAGAAGTCAAGTTTGATGTAATCGCCTTGGAGGATTCATCAATGACACCTACTGCTTTACTGTGTCTGAACTTACCATTGAACTTCTCTGTCTCACTTCTCTCAATATAAGATTGTAAACTAGAAATTGCTTTTGATTGAATCTGTACAGGTGCTTCATCTGTCTTAGCACCATCATAGTAAATTTTACTCATCAATTCAACATATAGAATAGATGGATCAATGAGAACAGGTTCTACTGATGCAACACTATACTTCTTAAGTTCGGCAACAATATTCGATTTCGTTAATGATGTTAGGAATGCTGAATCCCTTGGTTTAACAGAAATGAATACTTTACCATATTCAGGTGGAACTTGATCTTCACCACCAAATACAATGATATCACCAACTGCAGGATAGATGTTACGAACAATAGCAGCATAGTCAGATGCAATGACTGCTCTGTTCTGTGTACCAAATGTCTTAGGTGCAGCAAACTTAACTTCCTGAATCGATTCTGCCTCTTCTCCACCCACTGCAGTGATGGTTGATAGCACACTGGTGTCAAATGCACCAGGAGAGATGCCTAGGTCGTTCTCTAAGACGCCTGAGAAGACAAACGTTCTAATCCCATTCGCCTCTGGTCCATTCGTCGTGATGTACTTTACAACGACTTGTGATTGATCTTCTAATTTCTTACCAATGACACCATCACCAAAGATTAGCTCATATCTCTGGTCATCAATCTCATTCAAGAAGAATACTTTGGAATCTGCTGTAATATCTAAAATGTTATCAGACAATAGATAAGGTTCACTAATAGTAGATCCACCAACAGCAACTTCTACCTTAATAGTAGATGCATCGATGTTTCTATTATCTAATACAAACCTTTGTGTCTTGTTTGCTTGGTTAACTGTAAATGTATTAGTGAGTAATGTTCCTTCTCTTACTAATACATTGTTAAATGTTGCCTGATTGTTAACAACTTGTGCTGTAACGTTAGTTGGCGATACAAATTGATAAATCTTGTTATTAAACGAAGCAACAAATCCTGTACCTTCCTTCAGAATCAGTTCGGTGTCAGATGTTGCTTGTGAATATTGAATATTAAAGGAGACATAAGCAGTTGCAGAGGTGTACGATCTAGGTCTGTACCCTAATTGCCTCGCAATGGACACTACGTTGTCTCTCAACGTTGCTGAATCAATGAATAACTCATTGACCGCCATATTAGTGTTAAACGCCGTATAGTACGTGTTATACGCTAGTACGTCTAGTAGGTTACTAAGGACCGAACCCTCAAAGTCATAGTCAGTAAAATCTGACTGCGATCTCATGTACTCTTTGAGAACCGTTTTGATATCCTTAAAATCGAGATTTGATATTTGTGCGTATGGCATTTATCGGGTTCTCTCTAATACAAAGTTGATCTGCTGCGGCGCATCGTCTCTGCCAATAATCTCAAAGTGAACCTCTACATTAAAACCATCCTGACGAATATCAGGGTTACAAATAACATCAATTACATCAATTCTAGGTTCATACTGTCCTAATACATTTGCAACCTCTGATTGAATGATTGCAGCACTAGCGTAGTCAAGGGGTTCAAATAACATCTCTGTTATTGCACTCCCTAATTCTGGATTGAATAATCTCTCACGTTTTTGTGTTAGCAAAAGATTCATAATCGATTGCTTAATAGCAGCCTTATCCTTGACCGACAATAAATCATCGGTCATAGGATGTCTCTTAAATGTGACGCTTAAATCTTTAAACGTCTTGAAGGTCTGCATTACAGAAAGATACGAAGCTATTTGTATTTATTCACTTCCCGCAAAATCCGTCTGCCCATTCTTCGTTCGTATCAAACAACTCACCTTCTTGCATATCTTTTCGCTTGCCCGCTCGGCGCAGGTATTTGTCGCTTTCTACCTCGGTGATCAGGGTCATACCAGATTCTTTGAAATCTTCTGATTTATCAACTCTGCTGTTGCCCATTTTCGGTCTCCGTCCGTGATTTTCGTTCAACATATCTATTTAACTCAACCGCGACCCTGACCACGATAACGCTTCTTCGCTCCGTTACGTGATGTCGCAGAAAGCTTCGTGTGTTGCCCACTTCCCTGACGACTCTTCTTGGGACGTGATTCGATCATCTGCTGACCTGCTGATCCGACTTTTGCTTTTGCCATGTTTTTTATTCTGAAAGGTTTGAACCAATTACTATTGTAGGATGTTGGAACGGTCCTGTCAAGGGTCTAGGTGAACCTCCTAACAATAACTGTGCATCATCACCAGTGACTGCTGGTAACCTGCCATTGACAAAGACAGTTTTGTTAACCTTCGGTTCAATCCTCCTTACACCTGGTTGGCAAGGTGCAGGAATGAGTGGGTTAATCTTCACACCAGACACAGGAGCAGGCACAGAGAGGTTATCATAGATCATTAAGGGATTTCCCCCTATGACAACAGTAGAGGGTGTTGGTGTCCCTCCTAGGGCAAGTGGAGGATATAAACAGTTTGCATCTGTACTCGCAGTATCAACTGTCTCTGGTCCTACTAGATTAGGCATACTAATATCCTACTGATTGTGAAATCTTTACAAGGTCTCCCTTGATACCCTCCACATTGTTATGTAAGTAGTCCAATGTCTGAGAGATCGTTTCATAATCCTCAGAATCAGGACGGTGATACATCAAGGTGGGGCGCTCCAATTGCGATATCCGTTGGTCCAGGCTCGTCAACCTCTCTGACTGCCATAGGAGTGTCCTCTCCAACTCGTTCAATCTCTCCAGTAACTCTTCCATTGTTTTGATCTCCTCTCATGAATGCATTGGACGCACGACTCTCAAACTCATCGCAGAACTCGTCGAAGTTCTCTAAGATTTTATCGTAGTCACTATAGTCAACTTTTTGGGGCATTTTTTTGCTGGGAAAATTTTTTGGATTTCAAGGTTTTGAAAAATCCATTTTCAAAATATATTTATCGGTCGTCTGGATACTTTTGTAGGTTAGGGGAGTCATGCGTTTTTGGTAACCGCTTGGCGCTTCGCGACCACATAAAAAAGGGGCATATTACTGCCCCCTGTCCCCTCGGACTGTGCTCTAGAATTCCTGCATCGCCTCGACGATCTCGCAGCGGTTGACGCTTTGGTCATCCCATGCCACGTTGTCGCCTGTGGTCATGTTGTCGCAGTTGTGCATGCAGCGGATGAACTTGTCATAGGGTGACTCGCCTGCCTCTGCATACTCGACGCATGCCTTAGCGGTGTTGTAGAGGAATTCATCGTTGCCCATCCACAGTGCCACGTTCCAGGTCTCGTAGTTTGTCCAACCGTTGTAGGTGGTGTCTTCGATCTGGGTTTGGTATGCAGTGGTCATGTGTGGTGTCCTTTGTTTGGTATGTTCTTATTATAGGGGGTGAGCAGTGCAGTGGGGGTTATGCTGTGACACTTTCCCGACTGGCACCCACGAGCTTGTATCTGTGCTCTGGGTTGCGTTGCTGTAGCTCTGCCCACTTCATAAACGCCCTGTCATAGGTGGAGGGGGGCCAGACGGTGGGGTGCCAGTCCCCTTCCCTCATCCATTGGATCTTGATTTTAAACATGTGCTCAGTGGCGATCGGAAATGTACCAGGTGCCCCATGCTTGGGTGCGGGGTGCAGGTTCGAGACCTTGGCGCACCCTGTCGCGATGGATTGCCTCTGCCTGCATCTGTGCTCTGATGCTGTCCATTGCTGCCTGCATGACAGGGGAGGGGTTCTCGCTGTGGAGGAAAATCCCGTCTTCGCTTTTGGTGAGTTTGGTTTTGTTCATGTCCTTATTATAGGGGATGAGGGGGCGTTGTCTATGCAGTGTGGACCAGTTCGTCCTCTGTCACACGGATCCACCTCATGGCGTTGCCATTGGCAGGCACCTTCCATATGATGGACTCGACGCCTGAATACCTGGCGAGGTTGTAGGCATGCTCGATGTCCGTTGCCCAATCGCATCCCCATTGATCGAACTCACCAAAGAATGCGGGTTGAACTGCGTAGGTTGCTTTCATGGGTGCTTTGCTTAACTTCCTTAATTATAAGGGCACAGTCCCGAATAAGGGTTGCCCACTGTGCCAGATCCTCAACTGGTTTCCGCCGTGCAGACTGATCAGTCCAGACCCCATGAATTGGGGTTGTATAAGATGCCATGGTGTGGTAGTATGTGTGCACCAGGTGGCGGCCGCCTGGTTTGTAACAGATAAGGGGGACAATCTGCCCCCCTTGGTGAACT